TGGTATTTTTATAAAAGATGATAACCGCACACAGAAAAGACGAATCTCGAATTTTTTTAGAAAGCCAAGACACCGGCCTTCTTATGGAGTTGTGCGAGTACTTTACCTTTTACGCTGAAGGATACAAGTTTATGCCAGCTTATAGAAATAAGTTATGGGATGGAAAAATACGTTTGTTTGATAGACGTTCTAATACTTTGCCTTATGGCTTACTCAAAAGAGTAGCAGAGTTTTGTTACGAAAGAAACTACAAAATTGAATATGATGATTCTTTAAAGAACAACACCTTATTCGAAGAAAAGGGAGAACTAGAAAAATTTGCTAATAATCTTTCTTTATCGAATGGCGGTAAAACTATTACACCTCGTGATTACCAGTTAGATGCGTTTATCCACGCTGCGCAAAACCATAGATGTTTACTGTTATCTCCTACTGGATCTGGTAAATCGCTTATCATCTATATGTTACTAAGATACTTTTTAGATAACGACATGGATAAAAAGGCGCTGGTGGTAGTTCCTACAACATCGTTGGTTGAGCAGATGTATAAAGACTTTGACGAGTATTCAAAAAACGATAGTACCTTTTCTGCAGAAGAAGATGTGCACCGAATTTATTCAGGAAAAGAAAAGCACGATTTTGATCAGTCAGTGGTAATTACTACATGGCAAAGCGCTATTAAATTGCATGCAAGTTGGTTTGTTCAATACGGCTTTGTAGTAGGTGATGAAGCTCACACCTTTAAAGCTAAATCGTTAACTACAATTATGAATCGATTGACAGAAGCGTACGTGCGAATAGGAACTACAGGAACCATTGATGATGCTATCTCTAATCAAATGACGTTAGAAGGTAATTTCGGACCTATTCGAAAAGTTACAACTACAAAGGAGTTGATTGATTCTAACACGTTAGCACAATTGACTGTGCAGTGTTTAGTACTAAAGTATTCAGACGAAGAAAAGAAGATATGCAAAGGACTGAAATACCAAGATGAAATCGATTTTATCGTGAGCCATGAAAAACGTAATCGATTTATTGTGAATCTTACGTGTGATCAGCAGGGGAATTCTTTAGTGCTATACAATCTGGTGCAAAAACACGGTAAGCCTCTTTACGATATGTTTGTTGAAAAATGCAAAAGCACAGGACGTAAAGTATTCTTTGTATCAGGTGCAGTAAACGCTGAAGAGCGCGAAAGAATACGAGCTATTACTGAAAAGGAAAAGAACGCGATTATTGTTGCGAGTGTGGGTACCTTTAGTACAGGTATAAATATAGTTAACCTGCACAATATAATGTTTGCTTCACCAACAAAATCACAAATAAGAGTTTTACAATCTATCGGAAGAGGATTAAGAAAAACAGAAGATGGTCAAGGGACGACTATTTACGATTTAGCTGACGATTTGTCATGGAAGAAATCTAAGAACTACACCTTGAATCACGCAATTGCACGAGTTAAAATATACACTAAAGAGAAGTTTAACTATAAAATCAGTGAGGTGCCACTATGAGCGATTATAACCCATCAGACGATTTAAAACAACACATGCGTGAAGCAGCAATAATGAGCTATCGATTAGTGGACGGCAGTGACATATTGGCAGAAGAAATAGATGCTGACGAAGAAAACAACGTGATATACATTGCTGACGCGTTAGAACTTAATGTTATAGGTGCAAGAGCGTACTTCACTTGTTGGTTAGATTCAGAAGAAGATGAAATGATCCAGCTTGTCGGAGATAAGATCGTAGGTCGTACAGAGACACCGATGCATCTAAAAATGGATTACCATAGATACTATATACTTCAGAAATTGAAGAACGTTTTAACGAAAGACGAAATAAGTAAAGTAATTGAAGAGATGTTTAATCCTCCAGTTGATAATCAAGATTTAACAGATGAATACGAAGAGGAAGAAAAATGGAAAACCGATGGCGGTATTAGTTCTGAAAAGAATTTGAAACCCGATTATGGATTTGAATCAACCTCTGACTACCATTTTAAATGGAGAAAGAAGTTTAAAGGAAACAACTAGTCATACCCTTTCCTTGTTTGGTTTTAATTATTATACCAAAAAAGCAGACAGTTGTAAATAAAAAAGTGCGAAAAAGGGTAACTTTTTTTATTTACTTTTGAGTGATAATATAGTATAATAGATACAGAAAATAATGAAAAGCGAACCTAATAAAAAACCTAAAATTAAACCTAGGGATAAACCACACTACGTAAACAATAAACAGTTTTCCCAGTCAGTAGTAGATTATGTCACCTCTGTGAATGAAGCTCGTGAAAAGATGGTAGATGAGCCTAGAATTACAGAGTATATCGGCACATGTTTTCTAAAAATTGCAGAAGGATTATCGCACAAACCAAATTTCGTAGGGTACACATACCGCGAAGAAATGGTCATGGATGGAGTAGAAAATTGTATTAAAGCAATAATGAATTACGATGTTAAAAAGGCAACACGTACTGGATTACCAAACGCCTTTGCTTACTTTACACAAATTGTGTACTTTGCCTTTTTGCGCAGAATAGCTAAAGAGAAGAAGCAGCAAGAAATAAAAGAAAAATATATAGACTATGCTGGAGCTAGCGCCTTTATGGAAATTGGCGATCATCCAGATTCAAATGGCATCGTTGATAGAGTACGTTATAAATCACAAAGAATTAGATACAATGACGATAAGATTAAACAGTTTGGAAAAGAACTTAAAAAACGTGCTAAGAAAAAAGTAGTAGGCGGATTAGAAAAATTTCTATAATACATTATGCGAATAGCGATATTGAATGATACTCATGCCGGAGTTAAAAATGGTGCTGATATCTTTTTAGATTATTCAGAAAAATTTTATGATGAAACCTTTTTTCCGTACTTGGTTGAACACGGAATAAAGAAGATAATTCACTTAGGTGATTATTTCGAGCATCGTAAGTATGTAAACTATAAAGTTCTTGAACATAACTACGAAACGTTTGTTTCTAAGTTATACGAGCATGATATGCACATGGATATTATTCCAGGAAATCATGACGTTTATTTTAAGAACACTAACAACCTAAATTCGCTTGAACAAATTCTAAGTAAGTATAGTGATCGTATTCATATACACATTGATCCAAAAGTAATTAATTATGATGGATTAGATATTGGCTTAGTTCCGTGGATAAGCAAAGATAACGAAGAAGAATGTATGGAGTTTATGCGTACTGCTTCTGCTTCTATTCTTATGGGTCACTTAGAACTTGGCGGTTTTAGATATATGGCTAATGCTAATATCACATCACATGGTATGGGCACAGAAATTTTTCAAAGATATGAAGCTGTTTATTCTGGCCATTATCATACAAAGAGTACACAGGAAAATGTAACGTATCTTGGTACTCAATTTGAACTTACTTGGTCTGATGCTGGTGATCCTAAATACTTTCATGTATTAGATACTGATACTCGCGATATTTTGCCAGTGCGTAATCCTGCGGTGTTGTTTCAAAAAATTATCTATGATGGTGATGACGAGCCAACACTTGAACAGGAAAGAATAGAAGGAACATATATCAAAGTTGTTGTAAGTAATAAAAAAGATCTATTTGCCTTTGATCAGTTCATGGACAAGTTGTATAATCTTAATCCACACGAAGTACGCATTATAGAAAACTTTGATGAACTTGCAGGTGGTAGTATCGACGATGACGATGTTGATACTGTCGATACACCTACACTATTAAACAGTTATATCGACACAGCAAAAACAAATTTGAATAATGACATTCTCAAGAAAATGATGAATGAACTCTATATAGAAGCACAGGCTTATGATAATATTTAAGAAGGTCCAATACAAAAACTTCCTTTCAACTGGCAATAAAGAAACTACGGTTTATCTCAATCAGGATAAATCTACATTAGTTGTTGGTGCTAATGGTGCAGGTAAATCTACATTACTTGATGCTCTATCGTTTTCCCTATTTGGTAAACCACACCGTAGTATTAACAAGCCTCAACTTGTAAATACTATCAACAATAAAAACTGTTTAGTTACAGTTGAATTTTCTGTAGGTGGTTTAGAGTATAAGATCATCCGCGGTATGAAGCCCAATATATTTGAAGTATACAGAAATGGACAACTGCTAAATCAAGAATCTCATAGCAGGGATTACCAAAAAATTATTGAGCAGAACATTCTTAAGCTTAACCATAAGTCTTTTCACCAAGTGGTTGTTTTAGGATCATCTAACTTTATTCCTTTTATGCAACTACCTTCGCACTCAAGGCGAAGTGTTATTGAAGACTTGTTGGATATCGGTATTTTTACTAAGATGAATGTAGTCTTAAAAGATAAAATAAATTTGTTGCGTAGTCAATCGCAAGATACTGATAATAAGCTCGATTTGCTTAAAGAAACAATTCAACTACAGGCCAAACATATCGCAGATCTTAAAAACATTGATACGTCTAATAAAGAAAAGAATGAAAAAAAGATTGCGCTGATCGATGATGAAAACCAAGTATTGATTGATAGTAATAAAGAACTACAAGAAGAGTACGATAATACTTACACTGAGGTAAAGGCGAATATGGATACCGCTCATAACAAAATACAAGATCATAGTTTCGCAGAACAATCTTGGAATTTGAATGTAGGTAAAATTGTCAAAGAGGCTAAATTCTATGAAGAAAATAACGTGTGTCCTACGTGTTCTCAAGAATTAAGTTTAGATTTAAAAACCAAAAAAGAATCTGAAGCTAGAAAAAAGGCAAAAGACATAAGTTCAAGAATAACTAACTCTATTGAAAAGCGTCTTGGTATAGAAGAATTGCATGAGAAGTACCGTAAACAATGGGTACATCTAAACGAAGTTCAAACATCTATTAATAATAATAAGTTGAGGTTGACATCCAATAACGAAAAGATTGATGACTTAAAAATAGTTGAAACCGTAAAAGACACAAAGACAGCAGAAGATAAACTGTTAAGTGATAAAGAAGAACGCGAAAAACTTTCTGAACTAAGAGTAGAACAATCTAAACTAAGTTCTTATATGGACGCATTAAGTGAGCTATTGCGTGATACAGGCATTAAAACAAAAGTTATCCGCCAGTATCTACCTGTCATGAACAAGCTTATAAATCAATATCTTCAGGTTCTAGACTTCTTTGTGTTGTTTAATTTGGATGAATCGTTCAACGAAACTATCCGTTCTCGCCATAGGGATGTATCTACTTATCCATCTTTTTCTGAAGGTGAAAAGCAACGTATTGATTTAAGCCTTCTTTTCGCTTGGCGTCAAATCGCTAAAATGAAAAACTCAGCAAATACTAATCTGTTGATTCTTGACGAAACATTTGATTCGAGCATGGATGCAGACGGTGTTGACAACCTCCTCAAAATACTTTATACACTAGGAGATGATACTAACGTTTTCGTTATTTCTCATAAACAGGATATGCTCGAGGGCAAATTTCCGCGGAAACTAGAGTTTGAAAAGGTAAATAATTTCAGCAGAATGAAGTGATTTTTCATAAGTTGTTGATAGTAATATAGTTAGTGTTTTGACATAGCTGCATTTTGTTATGTACTTTTGCCTCATTCTATGGTATAATAGTACTATAACAATTAGGTAAGGTTTATGGAAAAAATACTCGATTTACAAAATCAATCATCTGTAGCACGGTTACTCGCCACAGAGAATATTACGGTCACTCACAAAAGGGGTATCACAACCGCATACTTCGATGTAAAGCATCGTGTACTTGGTCTTCCAGTCTGGAAAGATAAAGGCAAAGTGGTGTATGATATGCTTGTTGGTCACGAAGTATCACATGCTCTTTTTACTCCTGCTGATGGATTTGAAAAGTTTGTTGAGGAAGAAGGACGTAAGCATTTTGACATCTTAAACATTATTGAAGACATTCGTATCGAGCGGCTTATTAAAAACAAGTATGCAGGCATGCCAAGAATATTCAATGGTGCTTATAAGGACCTTGTAGAAAACGACTTTTTCGGTATTAACGACAAAGATGTTCCATCACTAGGCTTCCTTGATCGT